CTTGGTACAAACTCTTTTAACCTATCAACTAAAAATGAAGTCTTATATAAGGCATCAGTTGAAAGTCTCTTATGCGGTGATTTACCACCTCTGTATAAGTATCCATAGGTTAACGGCATCATATCTCTGTTCCATAAATGCTTATCTCCTATATTTGGCATTATTGGAATATCTGTACTATGTTTTTGAACAAATTTACTTTGTATATATTTTCCAATTTTAGTTAATAAAAGATACTCAACTGTTTGTTCCAATAATGCTTCTTTAATAATATTATCCCAATCTACCTTAGTCATATTTACTTGCTGATCTTCACATAAATAAATAACATAAGGTGTTTCAACTTGTTCACATAAACTAAGTGTTACTAATGCCCAATCCTTTTTTAACTCATTATAAAAATATAAATTTGGAATGTATTTCTTATATGCATCTAAGACAACTTCAAAATTATTCGTATCATTAAAATTAACATAAAATGTATAATCCTTAAAAATTTCACCTAACTTTGGAAGATTATCCAATAAAACTTTAAGTCTTTCATCATTATTACATATAAAATTTTGAACAACACTAATCATAAATTTTTAACCAATGGTCAATCATTTCATCCATTAAAGTCTCAAAAGTATATTCAGGTTTCCATCCCAGAGTTTCTCTGAGTTTAGTAGAATCACCTTTTAAATATTTTAAATCTTCTGGTCTCATAAATCGTTCATCTTGAGTTACATAATCTCTATAATCTAAATCCAAATAACTAAATACATATTCACACATATCACCAACTGAATTAGTAACTCCTGTAGCACATACAAAATCATCTGGTTCTGTATGATTTATTATCATATGCATTGCTCTTACATAATCTTTTGAATGTCCCCAATCTCGATAAGAATCCAAACTTCCTAATGGTAATTTGTCTTGTAATCCATTTTTAATTCTTACTGCTGATTTCACAACTTTATTAGTTACAAAGTTAGAACCTCGTCTCGGTGATTCATGATTAAATAATATTCCATTTACTGCAAATAATTTATGTGCAAATCTATAATGTCTAACAATGTTATAACCAAATACTTTAGCACAACCATAAGGACTTGTAGGCTCCATCCTTGTATCTTCTCTCTGATATCCATCTTCATCTACTGAACGACCAAACATCTCTGAAGATGATGCCTGATAAAATCTAGAATTAGGACAATGATATTTAAAAGCTTCTAACATATTTAATACACCAAGAGCATTAGTTTGTACTGTAAATTGTGGAACATCAAAACTTATTCTCACGTGAGATTGGGCACCAATATTATAAATCTCATCAGGTTTTATAGACCCCAACATCCGTTCTAAAGAACTAACATCTAACAAATCACCATACTCTGTTTCAACACCATTCCCAACTAAATGGTCAATTCTACTTTCTTGATGTTCAGCTATGGAATTCCGTCTTACGATTCCGTAAACTTTATAGTCTTTTTCTAATAATAACTCAGCAAGATAACTACCATCTTGTCCATTAATACCTGTTATAAATGCTTTTTTCTTCATAACTAATCCTTATATTTTTATTATACTATGTGGTGATATTTCAAAACCTGATGGTATACTTAATCCATAATCTTTAAAACTCTCTTCACAATTTGATGTTATATCACCTCTACTAGTAGATTCACCCATTATAATAGAATTATCCTCAACCATATACCATTTTCCTTCCTTAGTTAACTCCCAAAAACTCTTTGCTTTTTCTGTTTTAAGTAGACGATCCATTTGCTTGGCACTTAATGGTTCATCAATACAATCAAACATTTTTTTAATTACTTTAGAACGACAAAATTGATGATGCCATTGATATGTTATTTTAGTTTTCCTAAAAAATTTATAACCATTATATTCTAAACAATCAGATTTATCAGCTATTCTATAATCTCTATCATATTGCCCATTGTACAAGCATACAGTATAAATACTTTTATCCAAAGTTTTAATAAATTCATAAGTATTGGTTGCTACGGTTTCATCTATATCTATTACATATCTATCATCAGTAGCCCAATAAATCCACTCTTCATCATCTATATTTTTCAATAAATTATTTATCGTTTGTTTAAATTTTATTGATGTTTTTACTAATTCAACTTTATCTTTCCACTTATCTTTAATAAATTGTGGATAAGTATCATTATATGGTATAACAAAAATAAATGGATTTGAAGGCCACAACTTTTGATATGTATGTACCATATGGTTAGCTATTTTATGATATTTATCACAAGATAAAACTATAGCTTTCATCATTTAAAATCCTTAACAAATAAATCTTCTTTAAGTCCAGATACTATTGTATCATTATATTCCAAAATAATAAATTCTGGATTTATTTCACTTAATTTAGATATAACTAAATCCTTTGTTATTTTTTTCCAATCGGGAGCAGAATCTCCACCCATTAATCTAACATCATCTATTACTATTACATTATTTTTAACAGAATATTCTTTAATAATTTCTAGTTCTTTTAATAAAGGATTACTATTACCATGAGCATCTAACCAAAAAAATATAGGTTCATTTAACCCACTTAAAATTTTAGGTAATTCCACAGCAGAATTCCCTAAGTAAAGATTTATATTTTCATTCAATTTAAATTCTTTCTTACATTTATCATGAAGACCCTGTAGTATTTCAATTGAAAAAATCTCATCAAAATAATTCATTGCCCACCTAACACCATTTCCGTTTTGAGTACCAGTTTCAACAAAAATATTTTGTCTTTCTTCTCTAATTATCTCAAACATATCCTTCTGTTCAATTTTTCCTAACATTTTTATTTCCTTATAGTATTATAATTTTTATAAAACCATTCAACTGTTTCCCTCAATCCATCTTCAACAGAAGTAAATTGAAAATCTGGTAAATAAGATTTTAATTTTGCAATACTTGAAGGTTTTCTATATTGACCATCTGGTTTATCTTTATCCCATATAACATTACCTTTAAAATTCATATACTCAACTATTAAATCTACCATATCCTTAATAGATACCGGATTAGAAGTTGACAAAATAATAGGTTCATTATCTGAATAATTATTTATAGCCCACTCTACAAGTCTAGCAATATCCTTAGAATAAATGAACTCTCTAAGTGGTTTACCAGTTCCCCATATAACAAAATCAGTATTATTTTGTTGTGCCAAATAACACTTATGAATTAAAGATGGTAAAACATGACCATTCTTAATATCAAAGTTATCATTAGGTCCATAAATATTTGTTGGTATTACAGTAACATATTCAATACCATATTGTTCCCTGTATGCTCTAATTTGAATGTCTGCCATTCTCTTAGCATATGCATAAGGATAGTTTGAAAAATGTGGTTCACCTAAATGAACCTTTTCTTCTGATAATGGATATTCTACATCATCAGGAAAAACGCAAGTAGACAGAAAACACACTAATTTTTTTACTCCTACTACTCTAGCTGCTTCAATAACATTTGTATTTATCATAATATTATCATAAAAGAACACACCTTTATGATTCATATTACCACCTAATCCACCAACTTTTCCTGCACAGTGAATTACTTTATCTGGCTTATGTTCTTTAAATATTCCTAAAGTTTCATTCCACCTTCGTAAATCACCATCTTTACTTGAAAGTTTAATTCCACCACTTATAGCAGAACCAACTAATCCTGTTCCACCTGTTATTAATGTATTATCATTCATTTAAATATCTCCATATTTCTCAAATCTGGCCATTCAGATACGTCCCATTTCTTTGGTTCAGTTTCAATTGCTTTAGGTAACTTCCGCAATCCTTCAGTAGCAGTTTCGGGTGTCATATAATAATGATATCCAATTGTACTTATATTTTGATCTCTCCAAGGAACATCTGGATCTCTACCATCATAAGACATTTTTTTTAGTTCATCTTTTGTCTCTTTATCATCTAATAATACCATACCACCCCTTCCAAGATTCAAATGTTTTTGAAATTGAAAACTCAAACACATTAAAGTTCCAGGTATATAACTGTGCCTTTTCCATAAAACTGCAGCATCAATTATATTCGTTCCACCCAAATAATAATAATCTTTCCAATCCTCTTCCTTCCATTCAAATTCAATCCCTATCTTCTTTGCCAAATTTGGAATTGATGGATAAGTATTTGGTGGAACTGTAAACTTATCTACCTCTTTATATCTTAAACATAATTCTATTGCATGTGTACAACAATCTATTGCAACTGCATAAGGAGAACCAAACCAGTGTGCTATTTTATTTTCGAAATCCTTTATTTCTTTAAAACTCATAACATTTCTCTTTCATAATCTTCTCTTTTTTCTAAATCATCAAAAACTGTTTTCATATATTCCTTACTTATACCAACATTTGTATACTTATTTATCAATTCTAAAAATTCATTTTCATTTTTATATAAATCTCTAACCGCTGTTATATGTCTCATCTTATGTGGTTGCCATGCCCATTCTAAAAACCTTATTACTAAATCATCTGTTTCATTAAGAAACGATAACTTACCCTCACCAATATAAGCCTCTGGTTTCATGACATCTTTACTTTCTTTTCTATCTAACATAACTTTTAAATATTCTTTGTTAACATCAATTGATATTTGCTGATGTGGTATATGATATGGAAATTCATCCATTATATCAAACCTAAAATTTAATCTCTTCGCTAATGGTTTAGTTACATCAATATGATTTCTACCTGTTTTTTTATTTACTTTAATATCATATTTATATTCCTTTAAAAACTCTAACCTACCTAATATTATATCTGTTAGAGAATCTCTGTCTCTACAAATAATATCTAAATCATCATAGTCATAATAATTTGGAAAGAATTCTTCACTTTTAATTATAGCACAATCTTCTAAACCATCCATTATACCAACAATATCTATTAAATTAGAAAATCCAATATGTTTAAATTCTCCATAAACTTCATCAACTTTCACTTTACCAACTTTTTGTTTCAATAAACAAGCTAATCTATGATCTCCATCCCAAGACTCATATCTATGTCCTATACTTTTACACATAATTAACTCTGTATTATACATTGGACCTAAATAATCAAATGTTAAATAAAATTCTAAGTAATCCGATGTACTCATATAACCACTCTTAGCTCTACCTAACTCACCCATAAGTTTAACATATTCATCATAAGGTTCTCTTTCACCACACAAAAGTTTATAATGTGGAGAGTTTTCTATATGACATGGATATACTACACCATTCTCATTAAATAATCGCAATACAATATCATCTATATTAATTGTTTTTATCATTTAAGACATTCCACGTTTAAACTAATTAACGTTCCATTTTCTTTATCCATATGTGGAATGTATGCTTGTGAATGATCATCTAATTCTGAATGTTCAGTTTCTCTCCAATCATATTTCTTTACGTTCCTAAAACCAACGTCTTCTAATAAATCTTTTAAACTACTAAAATCATAAACAGTTCTGTGATATATATATTTCGTATGATATGTTGGATCTTTTAACATCACCATTTTTCCATAAAGTGGACCTAAAAACTTTTCTAAATCATAACTGTCAACTAAATACAATTTAGCCATTTGATAAAAATCAGGCACTGCAATTCTTAACATACCATCTATTCTTAAAACTCTTTTCCATTCTTTTAAAATTTGAACAATTTCTGCTCTATCAAAGTATTCTATTAGATGAGATGCATAAATTAAATCAACTGATTTATCACGATAATCTAAACTTATTACATTATGTGAATCCACATGTGGATATTCTGCACCATCAATGTGAGTCCAATCAGAACCAAAGTTTCTATTACCACATCCTAAATTTAATTTAACCATTTTTTAATTTTCCCCATAACAGTACTATCTTCCTTTGGTTTATTCCAAGGGTATTTACTTCCATCTGGTGCATCCTTCCGTTCTTCTATAAAAACTTTATCTTTCTTTTGTCCAAGATATGGACCTGTTTTATATTCGTATACAATCGTACCCTCTTCAAGACTTTCATATGTGTGTCCACCTCTTAAAGTAATTGAACAATCACCAGGTTCAAGTATTGGTGTTTCCATAACACTATCGTTGATATCAAAAAGATAAACCTTAACTCTTCCTTTAATAACTACCCAAGACTCCTGAGTCATATTAGTAACTTTTTTATTTGGTATATGTCTATGTGGTTTAAACGTCTTACCCTTATCCATTTCAAAACAAGATACCTGAATATACTGCTTTTCATCTACTAAGTCTACTCTATCTGTTGTTATATCATCTACTCTATTAATTACATGCAATAACATTGATGGTTTTACTTTTGAGTATATCTCCCTCATAACTTTATTAGCTCCTTTTCATAAGTTTCTAATTTTTCTATATACAATGTAAAAATCTCATAGTCCATAGTTCCAACCTCACCACTATCTTTTAATATTTGTGTTAAATTATTTATAAACCCTGAATGTTTATCTTTCCACTGAGAACCATCAAATTCAATCACAACATCATTATCTTTATCCTCTGTTATATACCTAACTCTTTCAGTTAAATCATATAAGGTATTTGGTTGTTCAGCCTTAATATAAGATTCAATATCATTAGGATCAACATCACTGTAAATAACGGAACACCAAGGTTCTAATGCAGCCATAAGTTCTGGAGTACAATTATATATTGAAAATGCTACATCATATTTCGGTGGAATTATTGGATACATTAACTCATCGTGCATCACAAAATGTCCCCATTTTCTAACAAAGTTTCTTGTACTCCTACGATTTTGTTTTAACCATTCATCACTCTCTCTACCTTTCATAAAAACCTGTCCATCTGGATTTCTTATAGCCCCATCTTTGAATCTACTACCACGACTTGTCATATGATATACCAAACCTTTCCAAGTCTGTTTTAAATCATAACCTGCTAATACAAACCGATTGAATATATCTGAATCTTCTTTTGATTGTGGGGCAAATAATGGGTCATGTCCACCTATTGCTAAGAAGTCATCTTTGTACATAGCCCATGGTGCGAATATTCCACGAGTTGTTTCATCTTCTCTCGTTGATACGTGCTCTTCCCAAAAATTCCATAATTCATGTTCTTTAAATTCTTCAGGTTCTATCCCAAAATCCATTATTATCTTTTCTGGTCCATCAGGATGTAGTGGTGGTTCTACTCTCGTTGCACTTACAACAACTCCTCTTTTAATATGTTTAAATACTTCTGTATCCAAACCTGGTAAAGTGTACATATCTGCATGATATATCATAATGATATCATTTGTAGCCATATCTACCAACTTATCATATAATATAGTATGACCTAATCTATTGGGACCTTCGTTTCTATGAATTTTTACATTGTAATCTTTGTCTGCAATCTCTTTCATCCATTCCCAAGTACCATCATTTGAGAAATCATCTGCCCAACATATCTCATGTCTATATCCTAAATTCTTACGAATGCTATGATATGACCATTTAAGATATTTTAAGTTATTTCTACTCGGTTGTATAAAACTTATCACTCTATTCGAATCTACCTCATTCTTTAACTTCACTAAAAAATCTTTTAATTCTGGTGGTTTAATTTTAGCTTGATGTTTATCTAAATCATATAAATCATCCATTTGATACACCGATTCGAGGTCAATTAGACTTAATTTTTCATCTACCTTTATAATATTAAGTGGAACGAGGTCGTAATAAAATAGGTTAGTATCTTTAATAGTCTCTTTTAAAAGTGTCAGGAAACCCTCAGGAACCACCTTAAAATCGAATTCTGAGTCTGATAATAGTTTACCCTCTTTAGTTACATATCCAACTACATCTTCATCATCGTAAATTAAACCAATAAGAGCTGGAGCTAATTTATCAAAAAATCCAGCCTCATATGCAGTTATAAAATTCTGTCTTCTAATATAACCCTTATTAAAAACCTTATAATAAAGTTTATTTTTCTTATCCCAATAAACTGCTCTACCGTGATTTATACTCTCATTATTTGAAGTACTTAAATCTCTAACAACTCTATCTAATTTATTTATTATTAATGCACACTTCTTTAAGTCTAATTCTGATAATTGATATTTATTCATCTACTACTGCTCTCCCTTTCATTTCTTCCCAATCTCTATTTTTTCTAACCTTATCATTAGTTTCTAATACTCCCGATAAAACATTAATATAAAGACCTAACGAATTTTCTACAGCTACACTTATTAGTGCATTTAAATCTTTGGGTAAACAATGTCCACCAAATCCAAACTCATCATCTGGACCTGGAACTGTTAAATGTGATTTGCCTATCCTATCATCATATAAAACATACTCTACAACCTTATCATAATCTATATCTAACTTCTCACAAATCTTATAAATTTCATTAGCAAATGATACTTTTGTTGCCAAAAATGCATTAATAAAATACTTAACCATTTCTGCCGTATTTGAACCTGTTTTAATAATAGGTGTTGTAGGATATATTCTTGAATATAATTGTTTAAGAGTTGTAGTTTGTGGTCTCGGACCTCCCAGTATAATACGTTTAGGATTTTTTATATCTTCTAAAAAGTGTCTTTCAGTAAGAAATTCAGGATTAAAAACTACAGTAACTACTCCTCGTTTCTTTTTATATTCTTTATTCAACCTTTCAGTAGTTCCTGGTGGAACAGTTGATTTTATTACTACTGTTTTTAATTCTGAATCTGGATTATACCATCTACCTTTAGCAGTTTTATTAATATCTTTAATTACTTTCTCTACTATAGATGTATCACAACTACCATCTTTTTTCATTGGCGTTGGAACACATACAAATATAACTTCTGACTTTTTAATTACATCATCAACTTTAGTACTCGACCCATTACCATTTGTATCATATGTTCTAACTTTATAATGTGGTGAAAGAACCGAATGCATAGCCTTTCCTACATAACCAAATCCTATTATACCTATCTCCATTGTAACTCCCAATTTTCTAACCATTCTTCTTCAGTATAAAATCTTTCAAACCTTTCTCGAGAAGTTTGACTACACATATTATAAAATTTATTCTGTTTTAACTTATTAGCAATTTCTACTGCATGATCCAAATCACCAACTTTTACTGTAGTAAGTGGATGGCAATTCTCCTGCGTATCCAATCCTTTATAACCAATACAAGGAATACCATGCCAAGCACAATTCATAGCAAATGTTCCAGCAGCATGTGTTCTCATTAAATGAACACCTATATTAAACTGACTAAGTGCTACAATCCATTCTCTCCAATTCATATAAGGCATATACTTAATATCTTCAATTGCATCCTCTTGAGGTTGTTTTCTTCCCATAGACGGGGCCCAAATTGGATCACCTATTTCTCTCGCCACAATATAAGAATCAAATCCACCATACCAACTAACAAAGTTTCCACCAATGATAACTGCATCACCCCACTCACTTCTTGGAACTAAGTTATATGGTATCATCAAACTTCTCATCACTCTTACATCCTTACAACCTAATCCTAAATAATAATTTACATCAGATTCATTATGACAATAAACCCAATCTGCATCCATCAAGGTATTATAATAATGAAACTGCTTATCTATCTCATAATCTTGAAAGTACCAATGTGGACCTTCTTGCATTACTGCCACCTTATCACAACAACCTCGTATATAATTTAAACTTACTTTTGGTTGTTCCTTTGGAATAATAACAATACCTAAATCAAAATGTTCCTGTGGTCTGGCATGTAAACTACACATTGGTGCATCGAGTGCCAAACACCATGCCACTTCTGTACGAGAGTTTGGAAAGTTTTTTGGATACTTTTTATTATCCCCTGTTTCTGAAAAGAATGCTACTTTCATCCGTATAACTCCTTATAAGTTCTTCTTATCCAATAATTTGCATCTCTACCCATATCATTTTGTGGTATAGCATTAAAATGATATACCCAACCTGCATCTAAAAAATGTAATTCATCAGTCCACCAACATTGTTTATCTATATATAATAAATTTTTTCTAAATAAATCCTGTAAATTATAGCAATTTGGTAATATTTTTACATCAACCTTATTTTTATTTAACATAAAATTCAATATAGTTTGGTCTGTAGCCGTTTTTAACTTACTAATAGTTTTATTAATCCAATCACTATTATCAGAATAATATTCTCTCATAGTATTAAAAAACCCTTTATGTGAATCATTGACAATCTGAAACCCTCCGTTAATATATGTCCAAGGTTTAACCTTCCTTTTATCAAATAACTCTTCACCAAATCCTTTTATACTTCTTAATACCCATTCATAATCTCCATCATTCATCACTCCACAATATTTACCTTCAGATTCTTCAAAGAAATTAGAACAATCTGGATGAACTATTGTATCAGCATCAACCATAAGAATTTGGTCATATTCAATATTATTAGATTCTAATATATCAAACAAATAATATCTTTGCCAAGTTATTTTCATATAATCTATTGGATATAATAACTCATCTAATACTAACAATTCACTATTATTTTTATTACACCATTGTTTCCAACTATCAATAGAATAGTCATAAGAAGAACCTCTTTCACTTATTTTTATAGCTGGAATGAATACTACATTATTCATTAAAACCCCATTCTTCTTTTGTAAATACATTAAATGGATAACCCTTATATAATTCCTTAACTTTGAAATTATAAATTCCTTCCCAATCTGTTTTATCTCTTTCACTGGATTTATTTTTTCTAGCGAAATAAAACCGTGGTTGTAAAAAGTTATAACCATCAATTATTTTACTATAATTTTTTATTAAATCATCATCACTCTGTGCATCAAAGTATGCAAATTTTAATCTATTGAGTGAAAATATTTCTACATTTCCTTTCTTAATATGTTCAACCTCTCCACCTAATAACTGATTTCTCAGTGCTGTAGAAACTATTACATCTACATCATCATTTTGTCTAATTCCCATTAATGTAAGAATAGCACTTTGTGTTAAAGTATATTCTTCCCTCGGAAATCCCATAGAATCCAATTCTAAAATATTTCTAAGTTTAGAAACTGGAGAATAAACTCTATGTATACCATCCTTCTTACGTGGTTTATTATAAATATTATCCTTTAACATATAAAAAGGAAAATATTTTTCACCCCTTATTAACCTGCCTATCATAGCACAGGCTCTATGATAACCGTGTCTAATAAATCCATTATCAAACTCTACAGGACTATTTCTAAGAAACTTTTCTATATCTAAATCAGACATATCTTTCCTTTTCTTAAAATAATCTTCAGTTAAATTATGCCATCCAATCTCATGATGGTCATCAATATCATACTTAAATCCAGCCATCATTGTATTATAATATTGCCAATTAGTTGAATCTAATTTAACCTTCTGTCTATTTTTTTCATTCTTCCAATAATTTACAACATCACCAACTGTTTTTAACTTGTAGTCATTTAAAATAACTTCCTTTCCACCGCCACCTGATTGTAATTCCATTTGTAAAAAATAATCTAAATTAATAGGTTCGTATTCAATTTTAGTTTTCTTTCCTTTTCCTGTATGTTTTCCTAAACTTAAAAACCATTTATTGTTTCTTGAATCACCTTCCAAATAACTAAATTTTAAATCAGTTTTCCACGCCGCATAATTAAAACTTAATTGATCTCTTTTACTGTTATACTTTATTTCATTCCACCACTCTTCCATAGTCTCAATACAATCTTTTTCATTATGTTTCCGTAATATAATCATTCCTGTAATTAAACCATTATTCTTAGGATATCCTTCTTTTTTATATCTATCAATTTGATTTTTTATTAATACAGGATTATCCTTATAATTACCATTATTTTTCTTACCTAATTGAAAAATAGCATCAGCTTCCTTATAAATACAATTTCTAGGGTCAAGTTTATTCTGTGCATGATCAAAGAAAGATACATTACAACTATTAATTAACTGATCTATATTACCCCTAACTGTTAAGTTACCATCTATAAAAATACTATACTCATATTCATTTAAAAACCTATGTGGTAAAATTTTATATCTTTTAGCACTTCTCGTTAAATCTGTATAATAAGGTGTACACTTCCTAATTTCCCATACATCTGAACTTAAATTTTCACTATCAGTAAAACAAATGTAGTCCCACCCTTTATCAATAAAATGTGGATCTACTAAAGTGTCATAATCACCAAATATAGTTGTATATATAACTTTACTGTTCATATATTTGACCAAATAGCTCATAAATAAATTTCATTTTTAATAAAATTACCCCCAATAGGAAATTGTCTTTGTGCTGTGTGCACCTCTGAATATCTACATACAGTTTGCATAGTACCACATTGATTTCCTACATTTAACTTTGCCTTTGATCTAATATACAATTGTATTCGTATATCCATATGTCTTAAATCCAAAGCCTTATTTATAAAATTAAATGGTGTATCTTTTAACTGTTTAAAAGAATAATAAAAATACGGAAGTGGATTATCTTTTAATACCTTCGTAATCTTTTCAGTATCACTATTATAAGATTTTTCATCATACTTTCCACATTGAGTTCCAAACCTATCAGAAATTAAAAGTGCTCCAAATTCATCACTACCAACTGTTTCACTTATGATTGAATCTCCAATACCTATTTCTTTATCAGACCAATATAACTCAGGTTTATTATCTACATACTCATTTGGTTCAAATTGCCAGAATTTTAAAATTTGTTCAACTAAAGGAACATTAGGATTATCTTTCTCATATATACGATAATGGTCATGAAATATTTCACCACGAATATAATCCTTAAATGAATCTACATAAGGATTATTTTTAAAAATGATTTCCATATTATTATGTGAATAACTAAGTAACGAGTAAACCATTTCTTTTGATGATACATAAACTTTACAATCAGGATACTTTTCTTTAAGTAATCGAGGCATTGCAGATATAATTCCCCAATCACCGATACCGTGCGCCATTCTTAAAATCGTAAATTGTTGAGATTCTAAATACTCATCTGGTATCCGTAATCCCTCAGATTGTTCAAACCCTAATTTTTCAACCTCATCTACGTGATAAAGTTTATTGTCTATTATTCTCCAAAATATCACTATATAACCTGTTTTGTTGTTCTTGTTTATCTATTGTCTTATGATGATATAAACTTAATTCTTCATGTGGTGGAAGATGTGAATATTCTTTAGTTCCTACAATATATTCATGAACTTTTCTTGTCCAATGAATTGAATCTACATTTCTATATACTCGTGCTTGATAATCTGGATAGTTTACCCAACCTTTACTACTAACTTTCCATCCCCATTTGTCTATATGTTCCTGTGTAATACCTTCAACTGTATTTACTCTTGGTATCCAAACCAAATCAACATCATTCATTTCTAATATAGTATGTATTTGTTCCATTAATATTTCATGTGGAATTTCATCTGCATCTAGATGAAATATATACTCACCATCACACATTGACTTTGTATGATTTTTTAAATCTGAAAAATTGCCACTAAATTCATATGGATGCCAACTAAATCCAATATTACTTTTCAAATATTCTTCTATATCTTTAGTGCCATTGTTAGTGTCATAAGTAATTACTATTTCATCTTGTAACTCTTTATGTTTCAATAAAAACGTAACTAATTTTTGTAACTCATCTTCTTCATTACAAACGGTAATCGCATAACTTATTTTCATTTATCTACCTGGATGAACTCTCGGTTTTCTTCTACCATACTTTGATTCAAGGAATGTCCATATTTCTGTCATCAAATCAGGATCCAAAGTATATATAAGTCTACACGTAACCTTCCTTAACTCTTTAAACTTATATGTTCTATATGCTTTTCTTATTTTAGAAAGTGCTAAAATACGTTGAGGACCAAAATGTTGTATAGTTCCAGCACCAAACTGTAAACCATCCATCATTTTTACACTACCCATTTTAGTTCGTTTTAAAAATAATGGGTCAAGAACAAGAACTAACCTTCGTTTTTTATTAGATCCAGCCCCATATACAAATTGAATTAAATCTCCTTTTGCAACGTCAATCCAATCAATTAATCCTGCCTTTTTTAGTATTTCCTCACCTTTAGGAGTATCTTTTGCAACTTCCTTTAATTTAGGATGTTTATCTGATTTTGGTTTATCTTCTTCTTCTTTAGATTTTAATTTCTTTTCTGCTTTTTTTACTTTTTTATCAATACCATCAAGCAATTCATCCATTAAACTTTTTTCTGCCATTTTATAAATCCTTTACAATGCCCATATCTTTACAGGCGTCTAAAAATTCATTCTGACCATAAATATTAGCAGATTCTACATCTAATCGTTTTTCCTCTCCATTATACTTTTCTCTATCTTCTTCTGGAATATCTACAACTTTAGCATATTTCCAACTCCATTCATCGTGAGTACCCTCAGGAAAGATTATACCTTTTGGACCCATATTTAAAACACTTGGAATCCACACAATATCTCTTTCCCAATCTGCAATTTGTAACTCTACTATTAATTGTGGGGATGCTTCTAATGAAGAAAGTAACTCATCACTACCATATTTAAATTTAGAATTGCTTGTATAACCACATTGAAAACATAAATAACTATGAAAATTATCCTCTACTACATATTCATCAAAACACTGTGATTTTGATTTACATACAGGACATTTTATTTTTGATTCCACTTCAATTTACCTTCTTCAACGTAGGTAATGTAATCTTTGGTGGTTCTGTATCTTTTACTTTCTTTAATTTTGGAAGTTTTAACTTAACTTCCTTCGGAAATTCAGGAACATTATCGTCAAGAATTTTCTCAAAAATTTCAGTCATTTTATTAAGGGAAAATCTAGATTTATTTATTGTTCCTTGCTTTGCTGAATTTAAAGCAAAACGTTTATAATTTTGAAATACATTTTTTAAAACTTTCGAAGCCATTTGATAATTAACCGTAAACCAATAAGAATCTTTAACATAAATTCCCTTTTGAAATGATTGTTTACTTACCTTCTTCATAGAACCACTCAAAAGAACAGATAAATTCTTAGTAAGAAAATCAACATGTCCACTCCAATTCGGTGCTATAACTGGTTTTTGACTAATTGATGCTTCTAACAGTGGTCTTCCAAATCCTTCACCGTGAGTAAATGTTACATGAGATTTTACTTTAGGATGATTATATAACTCATTCATTTCATCATCTGTTAAATCTCCATGCAATAAATAAATATTTGGTAATACTTTAGCATCTACAGTATTTTTTATATCTTCAATTTTAACTAACATTTCTCGTTTATCTATTAAAGAAAACGTAGCTCCACTTGATTTCATTAAAAGTGCAGGACTATTTTTCACATTCTTAAATGTTTCTAAAAATGTTTTAACTAACATACCTAAATCTTTTCTATCATTTCCCAAGTCTCCCTGTAACCAATGTCCTACAAACAAAAAACAGAAATCTTCTTTTATTTTTGAAAATTTATCAGTTAATTCCTTTGAAAATACTTTAGTTTTCTTAAAAATATTAGTATCAGTTCCTTCAAATAAAACTTCTATGGGTTTATTAACTTTAAGTTCACCTATCTTTTCTTTACTTTGTTCATCAACTCTATCAAATGACATATTTTCTAAAGTTTCTTTTGTAAACTTAGAAGGAACTATATTTAAATCCATTCTATTCATTCCCTCAACCCACTCTGGTGGACATGCAGTTGTTTCAATACCCGCAGTAATACCAATATTATACTTTGCAACCGGCTGAAATTCATTTGGAATAACAATATGAATATGAACATCTGGTTGTTTTTCTAAATTTACATCAACCATTAATCTATCTATAATAACTTTATCATTAGGATCTGCATCATTTAATGCATTTTGTGGTGTTGTTCCCCATCTAACTGGAAAAATTTTAACATTATACTTATCCATTGAAATCAAAGATCTACAAATATCTCTACTATGTGAACCATAACCACTCCGTGTTGCAACAGGAGCAGTAACTAAAACTAAAGGTTTACTCATAACTATCCTTCCTATACTTTAACAATTTCATATCTATTTCTTGGTGTCCATTTATCAAATGCAGTATCCATTTTATCTATAAAATTTTGACACATCATTTCTGCCGTCATACCTGCTTTTTCACTAAAAGCATATTCTCTACCTAATTCCCCACATCTTTTTCTTTCTTCATCTCCCATATCATACCATTCTTTAATTTTATCTGCAGTATCATCCCACCTACATCTATCATCAAAAATATATGGTGTTGGAATTGAACCCACTAATGAAATAGAAGAAGGAAATACTGGTTTTGCCCATTCACCACATTCTTTATATCTACCATCATGGTTTGATCCCCATTCAGTAGTATAATCATCTACCGTTAAATATGAACCATCATCTTTCTTAAAACCACATTGATCCTGTAAACCACCTGTAGTATTTACTATAATAGGAGTTTCTGTTAATAAACTTTCAGTAGTACTTAATCCCCATCCTTCATTAGATGCAATATTAATTGTAACATCAGCCATATTATAAAGAAAGTTCATATGTTTATTATCTAATTTTTGATCACTAAAATATATTTTTATATCAGGTGCAACTGCCTTAACCAATTCAGGTAAATCTGTACCATTCTCATCACGTGGTTGTGTATGCATTAGTAAAGCACATTTATCAGCTTTTTCTTTTGGTAACATATCACAGAATGTTTTAAATGCCAGAACAATATCACCTGGCATTTTTCTACGAATATTTCTACTATTATAAAGTACTATAAACTCTATTTCTTTATCAGCTAAGCCAGCCCTAAATGATTTAAGTTCTTCCCAATCTTCGTGTAATGAAGTAATTGGAAAAAACGATTCAGTATTACATCCATGTGGAACATAAGTAACTTGCCAATCTTCATATTCTGTTCTAACATTTTTTACAATATTTACTGTCTGTCTCGAAATATTCATAAGAAGGTCTACAGAATCATAAAAATTACGATTATACATTGGAAAGGGTAAATCGTCCCATATGTTATAATAATATATTGGAACGTGTTGTCTGATTTCATGTTCCATTTGAAATAACCATCCCCAGAATCTTGGGTCTGTATAAATAAGAAGGGCATCAACTTGATGCCTTACTATTAAATCTCTTACTATTTCTTGATTTCCATAACCACTAGTAGGATATATCATCAATTCAGCATCTTCAATACCTGTTTCTTCTCTAACAGATTCGTTCATATCAACAATCTTACCTGCTTCTGGATGTTTGATTGCACCACCTATTTGAACCCAATTATAATGCTGTAATGTACCTAAAACTATTTCTCTCGACATTGTGCCAACTCCCGATGACATTCTTAAATCATCTGAGAGTAACATAATTGTTCTCTTCGCCATAAAACCTCTCTATTTAATCATTTAGTAACTGTTTCTTATCTTTTTCTTCTTTTGGTTCATACTTTTTTAGATGTGCTTCTATATTTTCTAATCGTTCTTCCATCTTAATTAAAGTATTGTAAATCTTATCAAGTATTTTTAATGTTGGTAACCCGTTCATTAAAATTGACTCCCACTTATTTGTAAATTGTCATATGTATCTATTTTAGATTTAAATTCTTCATCTCCTACATATAAGTCCATTGTACGATTAACCAGTTTTTGTAATGTAAAATCATCCCTCAAACAAATTACCTTAAACTTTTTATATAAATCTTCTACTATTTTAACAGTAGTTAACTTTGTAAAATACATAATATCTCCATTCTCTGTATATACATATATATCATCTAATTAATTATTACAACCTTTTTATTAAGACGATTGGCGTGTCCTACGGTGTTCATAGTACCCTTTGATTCCACACCTTCTGGTATAAACGCAACCACAACATCACTATATTCAACTATTTGCCTATTTCTCTTAAAGTAATTACTAACATAATATGGTTTATTATAATTATTTACTTCAAGAACACAATGCATATTATGAGCATAATGTGAAGGTGGAAACTCTGCATATTTCATATCAAATTCTAACGCAGATTTTTTAGCATATCCATCTGCACCAAACTGTTGACCACCACTTACTATCTCAACATTCTCTCCAAATTGTTCTTTTAAGTTGAAAATAAACTCTCTAATTTTTGATTTATTAGTATATCTTCTACTACCTACTATCGCCACTTTTTTCATAATCATCCTACTTTGTTTGTTTAGCTGTAAAATTTTTTCTTTTAGATTTATCTATCCATAGTTCGTGAACATTCATACTTTCATAATTTAATTCTATAGTATTTTTTATTTGATGTTTTTGATAATATTTCCACATCTTATAAATAGCGTCTAAAAAATAACTATTCTTATCTACATGTTTATTAAAGATTTTTTCTGCATATTCATAACGTTTTTTACTTGATTCCCATACTGTTTTCATAAATATTTGATCACTAAGCCCTCTACCATATCTTATCTTATTTTTTCTCCAAACACTCGAAAGTATATCACTCCAATCTCTCACCATAAACACCACCAAAATATCATCATCAACTAATTCGTGTATTTTATAAGTAAATGTAGGACATTGTGTAACTGCATTCTTTTTTAAAAGTAATTCAGATATGTTTCCTACACCTATAAATTTTTCATCAACGTATTTCCAACCCAAAGTATATGCTAAAGCCTTACCTGTAAAAGTAGTTCCACTTCTATTTGGGCCCACCACTACTATACTATTACAATTTTTAAATAAATCTTCTTTATAATCAACTGCATCCATTTCAACTTGATATTTGTTAACTGTTTTAATATGATGTTCAATTTCATTTCTGTTCATAATCATTTCTTTTTTGTTTCCTTTTAAATGGTTTTTCAGTTGTACAAAATTTAGCCACATCTTCAAATACATCAAGTCCATTTAAAATTCCATACCAATGATATCCTTCAGGATATATATATTTAAATCTAGTTATATATTCGTTAGTATTATCATCAGGAGTAATATCAAACCAAGTAAAATCATTTACATTTTCATCGGATGTAGGTTTTATAGTTGTTTTATACTGTAACGTAGATTCCCATTTTAGGATAAAACTTTTTAATTCTTTTGGTTTAACTTCACCTTCATCATACCAAAGTTTAAGTTTAAAAGGATAATGTAAACTTTTATATATTTCATTAACCCTCATAATTATTCTTTCTTGGTATCGTTCAGCTATAAACTCTGATAATTTTAACTTTAAACTCATATTAAGAAATGTATCCATATCACCCAACCTTTCTATCACATAAATCTGGTTTATTTTTATAATCACAAACCCTGCAGTTCTTATCACTTGGTACTTTATTATAAATATTATCTAAATTATATTCCCCATTATCTAAAAATGATTCATCAACAAACTGTTTAAACTTATTTATAACTCTATTAATACTCGGAGTTCCATTTGCAGGTGTAAATAACTGAACTCTTTTCTGTGGAAAATCAACCTTTTCATAAAGTTTTCTTTTTACAATAAAAAATTCAACATCAATTCTATCCATAGGAATATCAAACTGTTTAGAATAAAACTGTTTATACAATAATAACTGATTAGATTTATTCTTATCTGCTTTCATGTATTTATTCCACCCCATTGTGGAAGTCTTAATATCTATAATCTTTATTCTATCTCTAACAGTATCCTTTATGACTAAATCAAGATACCCAACAAACTTTATATTCTTTGGTAATTTATAATCCAAAGGAATTTCTACACCTAAAAGTTCATAACCACTTTTACTAAAATATTGACCTCTACGTTTTTTAACCCAATCTAATATTATTACACCATGATTATAAAATTCACTCATTTCTTCCTGAGTGCATTGTGGTTCTTCCCATTCTTTAAAGTTCTCTTTCATTCTTTCTACCAACATAGAATTCAAATCTAAATTGTCAGCAGCTTTAATAGTTTCTGTATACATAACCGTTAAGTATTTCTGTAATACTTCATGCATTGATGTTCCAAATAACGTATGAATATTACCTGTAAAATCTCTAAGGTTATCTATATAATTTAGCTTCCACTTATGTGGACAGGAAGACCATTGAGAAAATTGACTGTAGCTAACTACTTTCATTTACCCCATTTACCATTTATTACAATTCGTGCTATAATTCCATAAACAGATAAATCTGCAAATGCATCTTCTACTGGTTCAGCTTGACCTTCTGAATCTCTACGAATAATTAAATTAACTAATCTATTTACTTTATCATTAATTCTAACAGTTAAAGCAGTAAGTGCTAATTTAACTTCCTTTTCATTTCTCAATTCAGTTCCCATAGAAATATTATGAGGACCATAATCGTGTTGCTTTACTGCAAATAATTCATATTGCTCCCGTTGTATCCTTTTGAATTCGTCCATCATTGTAGGATATTCTTTTTCCATTATAGAAGTAACATCCAAGTTATCTTCTTTATTATTTCCATATGGTTGTTTATTTTTGGCTTCTTTTATCATCTTTGTCTTAGCCATTTTACACTCCTTCTATTTTATCTATTATTTCATACTCTAAACACTGTTTTGCCGTTAAATACAAATCTGTTTTTGTTTTTTCAGCCCAATACTCTCTAGATTTAGCAGATACGTCTGATAATATTTTATTAATAGTTTCATGTAATTCTTTTAAATGATCCGAAGATTTAAGAATATCAGAAACCTTTCCTTCTTCAAAAATAGAACCTTCATGAATCATTACAGTAGCATTTTCAGACATACTTCTATCTCCAGTTCCACATGCTAAAATTACAGCTGCTGCCGACATAGCTGCTCCATAACAACGTGTATTTACTTTAACATCAAATGATTGCATAAAATCAATAATTCCTAACATAGAATAAACATCTCCCCCATAAGATGATAATATTAAATTTATAGGTTTATCTGAATTTACTCTTTTGCACACTTCAAATCTAGAACTTACATATCTAACATCAGTAATGTCTAATGAATCTGATAAGTAGACTACATTATTATGTAAATCTAAACCATAATCTAATTCTTTATACATTAATTGCAACTCTTTATTATTCATACTTTCTCCTTACTCGCTTATCTAAATAATACACATAAATGTGCTTTGATGGTAATTTTTTTACAAAGATATTAGGGTCTCCCGCATCATACCTTCTCTTAATTTCTCTACTATATGGACGTTTTCGTTGATTTAAGGAACGTGAATGCATTTCCTTTCCATCTACCATTAAAATACTGCCCTTTCCAGTCTTTCCTTTGTATATGAAATTTGAAGCTTTATAAATCACTCCACTATGTCCATGATGAGGATCTGCAAATGATACTATAACTTGAATATCTGTATTTTTCTTTAACCATTTTAATGTCTGTCCTATAAAATAACTTTCTGTATTTGTTGGAGTATCATCAATACATACTAACCTTCTAAGTTCATATATTCTAAGTGGATCGTCAGGATTATACTTTTTAGCCGTTGCTGGCATTGAAGGCCATGCATACATCATAGCACCTATCATAGTTGGTAAACCAAAATTCCCTTCTTTATATAACCCAAAACAATTAGTACTTTGAACTCCATTTACATTTTGAGAATAATGATACTTTTCAATAAATGGTGCAATAGATCTACGAAGAACTTCTTCTACCGTAAAATCTCTAACTTTCATCGCAAATTAAGTTTCTTATATTCCTTAGGATCCACACCATAACTTTGTATTAGGGTTAAAAGATCTTGTTTACCTTGCTCTGAAAGATAATATATCTCTAAATAAGATATTGCTTCAGACTCACTTATTTCAAAGTGTTTTGCAACAAGATCTATTACCCATTGTTCATGATTCATATTCTTCTTTCCTTTTACATATTTTAAAAATTGATTTCTTCTTGGTAAAATATCTCTATAAACTCGATATAATTCTTTTGAACTTAATGGATATTTTTGAACTTCATTAACTACTTCTATCCAATCACTTTTCATAGATAAAAACCGATTAATCATATAGTTCGTCCAACTTTTTACTTCATAATCTTCATAATCTTCAAGTCGTTCCTTCTGACTCGTCAGTAGATCCTTTGTCCACAACCACGGCGCTTTCTTTTTTACGGAAGATCGCTTCCCACTTTTTACCCCACTCATCTACAGAGATACCTCTTCTGAGTTTATCACCTTTACCAGCCCCACTAACTCTCTTTTCCTTTTTAATTTTTGTTTCATTCTTTTTCTTTGACATTAGATAACTTCATCTATTAACCTATATTTTAAACAAGTGTTAGCATCCCATAGTAAATCATGTTTCAATATTTCATCTAACTTTCTCATTGGAACTTTTGTATACTCTTTATATACATTTTTAATAGTTTCCATCATTAAATCTAAATTCTTTTTCTCATCTTCTATTTCAGAATATTTTCCCCACAATGATGAAGATAGTTGATGAATCAACATATAAGAATTTCTACTCATAAATCGCTTCCCACCAACTACTGAAATAAATGTTGCTGCACTCGCACTAAATCCATCTACATAAGTTTCAACAGGAACTTTACATCTTAATACCGTATCCATTGATGAAATACCTGCGGTAATCGAACCACCACCTGAATTTATGAGTATTTTAATTGAAGGTGGATTTATGTCTAAATTATTTGCAAGGGTTAAACTTTTAGATTCTATCTCACCCACCTTTTTATTTAATTCTACAACAGATTCTCGATTAACATTTGCATAAAAATAAATTTTATTTTCGTGAACTGCTATATGTTTTTCTTCTGGTTTTGGTTTTTGTACTAATTTTTGTGGGGCTTTCTTTTCACCCCAATATTTTTCGTCCATTATTTTATTACTCCCAATAGTTCAATTAACATAGCCATAGCATTGATCTCCTTATCAACTACCTGACCATCACTTAACTCATACTTAGCAATTACTAAAATACATTCAGCTACATGACCCTTTCCATAACTATCTACTTCATCATATAATAATCTAAACAAATCTGCGAAATCTCTAATCTGAGAGTCTGCTACTAACTGTCTTATATTTTTAAATGCACTTTTTCTATCTTGTGTCTTTAATATTTCTAATAACTTTAACTTATAATCATTCTCTACTATACTCTGTTTATCAACTACCAACTTACCATTAATGGACTGTCGTTGCGCAGAATTTATAACTCGTCTAATATCAGGGTATCCAGAATTTACTAATATTTTCAAATCATCTAATTCATAAACAATATTTTCCTCTTTGAGAATCTGAACCATTCTTTGTGCAACTTCTGACCTAGAAGGTGGTATTATTTGAAAAGACTGACAACGACTTTGTATTGGGTCTATGATCCTCTCTACATAATTACAAGTCAAGATAAATCTACAATGTTTTGAAAATGTTTCCATAAGGTTACGAAGAGCAGCTTGGGAATGAGGACTTATATAATCTACCTCATCTAAAGTAATAATTTTATTATCTTTAAAACCAATTGTAGAAGCAAAATTTCTAACTTTAGGTATCAAATCATCAACTCTTCTTACATCTGATGCGTTAATATATAGATAATCACATTCTATCTGATTCACTAATATTTTTGCGAGAGTGGTCTTACCTGTACCAGCCTTCCCATATAGAAGAAGATGTGGTAAGTCGCCACTCTCTATATACACCGACACTTTACTTTTGAGATGATCGTTCCCAATGTATGTGTCGAGAGAGGAAGGCCGATATTTTTCTACCCATAATGTATTACTCGTCATAAAATCCTTTTTCGTGTACTTCGTGTTTAATAACTTCTGCTTTATTGATAGCTTCCTTTGGATAAGGTAACTGAGGATGTTTCAAGTTAGTAATAAATAGTTTCTTTTCTTTTCTACTACCAATAAAAAATAAATATCTATGTTTTTCTGCTTCCTTCTTTAACCAAAATGTATGTCCAATTCGATTTTTTAAATGTTCAGCATTACTACTACCATACATAGAGTAAACAGTTCTACTATGAATCCATTCTCCATCTTCTTCTATTTTCAAACTAAACGTAGGAGCCATTTGAATATCTCCACATCCTTGATACAACCAATTGGTTGCTTGATATATTTTTCCAGTATGATTCTGCTCTGGATCGGCATATGAAATCAATACCTTTACATCTGGTGCATTTTTCTTTAACCATTTAAATGATTGTGAAATAACAAACGATTCTATATTTTTTCCATAATCATCATAAATAACTAACCGAGTTAGTTCCAATATATTCTTAGTAGTAAGTTCTAAGTCCTCTTTAAATATTGAACCTAGAACTCTTCTACCTATTGGATATCCGTAAGCAATACATCCAATAAGTTTTTCTTCTTTTTCATTAAAAAACTTATGTTCATTATCAGATTGATAAAATATGCCTATTGGATATCTACAAGAAGATAATCTACCACTATAGTGATTCTTCTCTATAAACTTCCTAGCTATTGGTTTTGAAACTAATCTAAGTGATACTTTTAAAGTATCAACATACTCTTCCATTAGTCAACATCAGTAATTGCAACTAAATAATAAGTAGCATCATATTCATCTACTTTAAAATTTATACGTGCCAATCCTTGTTCACTAATTTCAAGTACTGCACTTTCACATTCTTTATTTGCTACTAATACATCCTTAAATAAATCAGCATTAAAAGAAACTTTTTTCATATCAACATAAGTTTCTGTTTTTACTGGAATTGTAACTCTATTTGTATTTATCTTTGAATACCCAATAACTAATTTAACTACATCATTATCTGTTATCACAGTAAAACTATCCGTATCTGATAATGCAGATTTTCCAGCTATAAATTTCTGAATAAAAGTATTATCAACTTTTACCTGTAATCCAAATTCTGGAAGATCTTTTAGTGATGGGGGATTATTAATAACCGATAAATCTGATAACATATAGTTAACTGTAGCATTAGAATCATCTACTTTTAATGCAATAGCCTTATCTCCAGCCTTCATCAAGTTTAATTCAACGTCATCAGATAAAACTCCTAAAAGCTTAACCATTTGTTCTGTATCATAAACTCCAAGACTAATGTCTTCAAAAGACCATCCATTCATTGATAGTTCACCTAAAAGTGATTTGTCTCCAGTCATAAATCTAGTCTGTAACTTTTTCTTACCACTGTTCAAAATGACTGAATTGACATTACCACCTAAATGATATTTATCAATAAACCGAGTCAATTTATGTTTATCCATTTTACTTTCTCCTTATTATTATAACCTATATATACATATATATAAGTGAGTTTGTTCAAAATTAAAAGAATCTTTCTATAGTCTTACTAGCAGAATCTTTCTATAGTCTTACTAGCATCAGTTGGTTCTCCCCAATCCATGGTATCGTAAAACATAGTTATTTTTTTCTTTAATGATTTACTATAAATTTTATCATAATCAACACTTTCTCTTATAAACGACAAAATTTCTATAGGGTCTTCATGACCTTTGTACGCTAAAGTTTCCAATCCATATTGATTCTTTTTTAAATACACCCATTTTATTTTACTTATATTTTCTATCTTACTATACTTCTTATCTCTATTAAAATGTTTCAATAAATCATTGTATGCAAGTGCAGCTTTAACGTGAACTGGAGCTCCTTTATAATATCTTGAAAACATAGAAGTATTTTGTTCATCTGCTTGCAAATATTTACTCATACCTTTTACTGTAGTAGGTGTTGCTATTTCATCTATATCCATAGTTTTCATTTTATCTTTAAAATTTAATATTCTTTCATCAATTTTTTCCTTTGGAACATCCGATAATATATCTTCTAAAACTTCTTTAAGTATTAGTCTAAGAGCTGTAGGGAAATTGCTTCTAACTGTATCTATTCCCTTCATTAATATTTTATTAACCTTAACTCCATTATCACTAATAATTTTCATTCCATATCTTTTCTTAACAATAAACAATCCAGATCTCGCTATAATTTCTTGCTTAATTTCAAATCTATGATTATCAATATTACAAAATCTCTTTGAAAATTGACCATACATTCTATTAATAAAACTTTGAACTTCTGATGCAATCTCACTAATTCTTTGAGTCATCATTACATCACTTAATTTTTGATTTGGAAAACGTTTTTCAATTATAGGTAATGCAGAAAAGAACACTGAATCAGTATCAATATAAATACAATAATCTTTATCATCACCTAATTCATTATTATAAAAATGATTACCAATAACTTTTGTATATTTAATTAATTCCTGTCCAGTAGTAGTAACTGCTTCAGCATTATCTAAATCATAAAAACGAAATACTGGCAATCCTAACACACCATACAATGAATTTAATACAACTTTTTGAATATACTGCATTCTATTAAAATACTGATACTTTTCCATATTATCTTCATCTGCAAACTTTTTCATAAGCTTTCTATATTCATTTCTTTTATCAAACCACGATGAAAGTAGAGATGGTATTAAACCTTTTTTATTATTTCTATAAATTACACCATTTGTAGAAATTGAAACGTTATTATTATCTAAATATTCTTTTAATTTTACCTCTGATAACTTAACTTCTTTACCACTTTTATTAACAAGAGTATATGTTTTATTTATACCTGTTACAAACTCTCTAGCATTCCAACCATCTACTTTTCCAACCTTAGTCTCTGGGGATATATTTAAACTCATAATTGTAGATGGATACATAGAGGTAATATCTAAATCATAAACCCATTCATATTTACCTCTTTGTGGATCTTGAACATAAGCACCAATAAACTTTTCATCCTTTTTAATTAATTCTTTTCCCCTTGGATCTTTATTTGGAGCAACTATACCTAACTTTTTTAAATATACCAAAATAGCTCCTTCAAGATATCTACTTGACATATGAATATCCTCATAAGGAACATGACCTAAATGACAAATACCTCTAGCTATATCAATAAAATCTAACTTATCATTCAATTTTTTAACTAATCTAACGTCATGAATATTATATTCAACAAATCTTTTTAAATCACTTTCATATAAATCATTAAGTGTACCTTCATAAGAAATTTTCTTTATCCCTAATTCACTATTTGCTATATCATCCAATCTGTATGAAGATTTTTGACTGAATGTAAATCGTTTATATAACGCTAAATAATCTAAACAAGATACTCCAGCAATTCCAAATTGTTGACGATAATTACTGTAATGTACTTGATCAATATGAGAAAGACAGTTTGCTACATCTTGTCCTAATATTTGACTAGCTCTATTATACAGATATGGAATATCAAAATTATTAGTATTCCATCCACTTAATATAGTTGGTTGTATTTCCCTATATTTAACAAAAAACCTATTTAAAAGTTCTGGTTCACTTGAAAATGCTTCAACGGTTATGTTTTCACCAAAATCTACATCTAAACTAAGAGATTCATCAAGAACATAACAGTAATATTTATCCATTATTGAATCATATAATGCGATAGATGTAATTTTATTTTCCGCTTTTGAAGGTAACGGAAACCCTTTAGTAACTTCAACTTCAATATCAAAAAACATAATACGATGACCTTCTGACATATCATCAGAATCAGTATAAGTATCTACAAGGGTTCTCATTTCAGGATTAACATCAGATTCATATAACCCAGTTTGATTTTTTTCCCATTTATAAATTTTCTTTAATCTATCACCATATAACGATACGTCTCTACCATTCCTATCTTTAATGTAAGCATAATGCTTATAGGGTAGAACTACATGACCTTTCCGATCATCCCAAATATGTACTTTCTTTTTGTAATTATCGTAATAAATATTTTGAAACATTTAGATTATAAAAACCCCATTTTCGATACTGGAATATACAACTAAAACCCTATATAGATTCTTTTTATGGAAAATGGGGAGTATATTTCAACTCCCCAATAAGCCATCTAAAAATTCACAGACATTCCTACATTAAAGTATCTTGGTGTTCCAAGAAATACTTCAGCATTATGTGCTGCGTGAACTTTGTCCCCATAGCTATTATATTGACTATGGTCCACTGCATCTTGTACAAATATTGCGTCTGTCGCATTAAATATATGTGCAAAAGCGGTGAAGTTATACCCACCAATAGTAGGTAGGGCATATGAAGCATGTAAATCCACTTTGGAATATCCAGGTGCTTTCCATACTTGTTCTCTATCTGCATCGGCGTCTGAACCATCATACTCTCTTGCGTCAGGACTCCAATCAGAATAATTATCATCATACTGATTGTATACTGCCTGTAATTGTAATCCTTTTACAGGAGTAAGAGTTCCAACAAGTGCGTAAGATGTTTGAGGTTGATCACCTACAAACAAACCATCAAGTGCGTAAGAATACGGAGTGGTTGTTTGTCCAATGACTTGACCATCTTCGTTAAACTCATCTTCTTGATAGTTACCATCGGCATCACCATCGAACTTCCAAGTTCCAATACTTACTATAGCATCTAATCTAAGTAAATCAAGTACTTGTGTAGAAGCTTCAACTTCAATACCTTGGTGTTTCTGATTAATTCCACTTAGGAATATAACATCAGTATCACCACTGGAACCTTGTCCAGATGTTACAGATTTGGTAAGATTTCTGTCTTTCCAATCTGTACTGTATGCACCAACCTTGATATTTCCAACAGCTGACGAAAAGTTTACACCAGCTTCTGAGCTGACGAATCTTTCGTTTGCAGGATCTGAAGCAACTGTACCATCAAAATAAATTACATTATCCATGATGGGTGGTTTTTCAACAATACCAAAGTTACCAAAAACACTAACGTTATCGGAAACATCGTACATTGCTCCACCTTTGAACTGAGTAGTACTAATAGCTTCAGCTTTTATTACTTCATCAGCAACTGTGAAATGATCTTGGTAAGAGTATTTAATACTTGATACTCCAGCCATACCATAAGCAGAAAGTGGACCTGAAGAATAAGATCCTTGCAGGAATCCACCTAACCAATCAACTGTAGTTTCATTGTGATAAGCAATAATATCACCTAACTCAACATTTTTACCATCAG